GCACCTTTGGACGAGTCGTCCATCGGGAAGAGTCTCACCCGTGTGGTGGCATCACGCACCATCACTCCTGAAGCGCAGGCCTGTGAGGTGCTGAAGAGTGCACACATGGAGTACTTCAACTATGGTTGGGAGACATTCCACGAGAAGGACCGAATGTTGCGTGAGATCATGGACGAATGCGATCTGTGGCCGCACACGCACATGGAACGGTTCCCTACCTGGCAGGAGTACAGGGATGGGTTCTGGAGGAGGTCAGCTTAGGCTGACATTGGGCTAAAACTATATAGTCCATAAAACCAAAATGTAGTACGCTAGTCTAGTTACTGTTTGTTTATTTGTTTTACATTTGGAGTTCACAAGAGAGTGGAGATTGACGTTTACTTGCTAGGGCGATCCCCGAAATCTGTTTTTATAGAAGGTGCCAGCTGGTCACCAAATAAATGTTCCTGGGTTTAATAATGAGTTTAAAATTACCCAGCTAAATACTAACTCGGAAATACCGAAAATAAAGTAAAGGCGATGGAGAACCGCCTAGTAGTTCTCCAAAGAATTCTTGCGCAACTTGAGCAAGATGTAGATTTTATTACCAAGTACATTCATATTGTCCAAGAGGACACATTACATATTCCAATGCATACCCAAAGTGAGGACCAGCCTGTTGGCCAAGAAGTTGAAACTGTGGCATTTGTGGATGAGGAGCAGGGTGACAAGACTGGTCTTGCTGCAACAGACACAGCCTTTGTAGGTGACGACATGGTTGATAGTGCTAACTTAGCGCAATTTCTGTCGCGTCCTGTACGCATCGGAACCACAACTTGGCTTGAGGCTGATTCTGCTTCTGCAGTAAAGCTAACCTTGAATCCATGGCAGTTGTTTTTTAGTGATCCCCGTATCAAGCGAAAGTTGGACAACTTTGCATTTATTCGAGCTAACCTGAAGTTGAAGGTGTTGGTTAACGCCTCTCCCTTCTATCATGGTTATGCTCTGTGTTCATACCAGCCGCTACCCACATTTACTCCGTCTACGAGGGCGGCTAGTTCCACACTTAGTCGCATTCAACTATCACAGCGTCCGCATCTGTGGATCAATCCTCAAGATAACCAAGCGGGGGAGATGACCTTGCCTTTTGTGTGGCCTAAGAACTGGCTATCTGTTCGGAGCAATCAGGAGTTCATTGATATGGGTGTTCTTGATGTTCGTGCATTTACAGAATTGCGGAGTGCTAATGGAGTCACTGGCACTGGTGTGACTATTCAAGTGTTTGCGTGGGCTGAAGACGTTAAATTGTCAGGTTCAACGCTGTCACTTGCAATGCAATCAGAGGATGAGTATGGTACAGGAC